GCCAGACATAACACGCTGCGGCTCAACGCTCGTAAAACGACCCGACACATCGTCAAATGAACCAATCTCGTAAAGCACGAAATCCTCGCGAGACTTCGAAAACGGATGACCAGACTCCATCACGGCCTGCATAAACGACCGCACGGCCTCACCGCGAGCACGCGCAAAAAACGGCGGCAAAAAGGCCTCAACCTTCTCATCGCGAACCGAAAACACCTTCGAAATCATAACGGCCTCTCTTTCATCTTGAACATCTTATGACGAAGAATTTCCTTCGTCCTACGCCGATCGACCAACTGCTCCTTAGGATCAACAGAGGCACGGCGACGAAACTTTAAAACCTTCATACGCTCACTGTCAACAGCTTCGCCCAACTTATCATAAAAACGCACAGACGGCACAGCCTTACCATTGACAATCACATTGTCATGAGTCCTAATCTCATGACCATACTTAGCATAATACGTCGCACCAATACCCGGACGACGAGACATATGCGCGAACTCCGGAACACGCTCCGCAACAACACCATCAGCATTATAAACTTCATAATGCCCTTCTTCCTTATCCTTACCACCAACTTTCTTAGTACAATAACGCGCAACATATGCCGCGCTCTCAAACGTCAACGCACCAACTTTACAATCACCAAGCGGCAAACCATTATCATGCCACAGAGAATTCAACTCCTCCGAGGTATAAACATGCTCACCGCGCGCATTGCTCGAATAAAACTTCTTATCCGCAAAATCATAACCGAATACCAGACTATGATAATGCGGCCTCTTATTCAAATCGCCATACTCACCGCAGCCATAATAGCGAATACCATAGCCACGCTTATCAAGTAAGCGATTATGCAAACGCTTATGAAACGCCTGCAAATGATACGGCACCAACGTGCCGAAATCAGGCAAACTGTCTTTATTGTAAGTCAACGTAACAAAACACGACTGCTGATGCATCTTATTCTCATGCATCAAACGCACCGCCCAACGACGCGACGTCTCTAACCGACACCCGAGACAACGACCACAAGGCAACTCCAACGGACTTTCCGCCAACGGCGGCCAAGCGAGAGCCTTTTTAAACACAAGCTCTCGCTTACCACTGTCAAGCACCTTCCCGTACCAAGCCTTGATCGGGAAGTCGCAACTCACAAACGAATACCACCACGCATCGGAATGCGCTTAGGCATATTCTTCTTATGCGTCAAATCAGCATGCTTCTTAAACATGTGCTTTGACTTAGAACCACCAATCTTATGACGACGCATAACCTTCTCCTTTCAGTCGATCGAGGGGACCGATTCCCCTCGTATCGTGACACTACCTGTCACTCAGCACATTTACATCGAGCAAAAGAAATGTGCCCGGCGTCAAGACGCCTTTTCCTGGCCCTGCGGAGCGCCCCCAACAGGCGGCGCAGCAGGGCCAGGGTTGACTACCTCAACCCGCATAGGCGCCTCTGGCGCCTTCTCAGGGGCAGCAAGGCCCCATTCACGCATCTTCGGCAAATTCGCCGGATCAACAGCAAAATCCACAAACTTTTGCGGATCATTATCAAACTCACGACGAACAAGAGCAGGCAACGCATTAAACGAAGCAGCAGCCTCCCGGAATGCATCCATCGAAGCCTGCAAACCCGGATACAACGTGGTATCCAAATACACCGGCTCCGCACGGTTCACATGGGAAATCGCTCCCGTCGCTTCATATCGCTGCATAATCGTGTTAATGTCGCACTCCTCGGCAAACTCCTGCCGCGTAAGAGACGGCTCGAAATAATCGAGATCGGACCGAACTCCACTCGACTTATAAAAGTCGTGCCAAGCAATTGCCTGAGGCGGAAACGACACCTCACTCTCAACCTTCTTAGACATAGAATCACTCCTCTAGTTGTAGTGGTTATGAATAATCCGGTCACCACGAAACCGGTCTTCAAACGTACCAGAAAACAACCCTTTCGCACCCTTCGCCGACGAAACAATCGACGAAACCGGCGAAACAATCTCTGTGGCCTTACGGCCACCGTAACCATACTGATCAAGGACCCTCCGTACCGCGGGATCAATTCCAGTTTCATTCTCCGCGCGAAGCGCCTCGTTCAACAAAACTGGCAAAACAGCGGATTTATTCTTCTCCTCGGCATCATAGACAGCCTTCGCGGACCCAGACTTAGACGTATCAACAATCACCTGATACGGACGCAAACGCTCCGTAGCGGCCTCAGCCTTGATCTTCGCATTTTGCTCGACTAGATTATCAATCGTCGCATTCGCAACGCGCGTCTGTGTAGCTGTAGCCACCGCACGATTAATACTCTCAGTATCCAACCCCGAACGAACGTTCGGAGACGGCGCAGCTCCCGCGGGAGTAGACGCCGCAGAACCTTGCGAGAACATCATCATCGGATTAAGGCCAGCGGCCTTCATATCAGCGGAAGCACGCTGATATGCCGTACTTGACATACGCTCCTGAAACGCCTGCTGCTGCTGCATCATCTGCATCTGCATATTGTTCGTCTGGTTTTGACCAAACAAACTACCAAGAATACCACCTGCACCAAGCATCAGACCAAACGGATCCATAACAAACCTCCAAAGGGCTATCCAACGGGGCTACGCCCCGACCTTCGACCTCCGGTCGGGGCGCTTCGCGCGAGATTTAAAAGCGATCAATATCGCCTGGAACACCATAAACCGGCATAGGCCGGGCACACTTCAACGAGATATGCGCATCAAACAGAAAATGCGGCTGACTAGGAACCGCGACCACACGAGAAACCGGCGGATTCTCAACAATAAACGTATTCGACAACGTCGGCAGGGTCGTATACGTCTGCGCCAAATGCCAACTATCCAACGTCTGTGCAAACTGAGACCGAAACTGACCAGTAATAGTCGACGGCTTATAACGATATTCACCAAACCGCTCCTGATAACCCCAAACAAGGGTATCATTCGCATCACCACGAGCGTAAATCTCCTGATTCAAAACAGCCTGTTCACCAATATGCGCAAGGGCAGGCCAATAAAAATCGAAACGAGACGAACGCGACCACATACGGTTCATACCCTGCTGATAATTCATATCAGCACGAACAGACACCAGCCCGATAATTATCGAATGCTCAGTAAAACTTTTCGTAAATCCTGCTCCTGACATAGAACTAGTGCCAACTCCCGTGAGATTACCTTGAGGAGTAGTCGATCCAGTAGTCCCTGACGGACCGGTCTGAGCGATAGGATTAACATTAACAGGCGAACTACCACCTCCAAGATACTCCGGGCGCTGAAGACGAGCATCAGGACTAACAACACCAAAATGAGCCTGAATAAGCTCCGTATACCGAGTGCCACCACGCGCATCCCTTTCATAAATACGCTGAATCTGAAACGCCTGACGAAGCTGATTGATCGTCGCAGCAGTAGCCTGCGTAAGATCAGCATACACCAACGGCTTAACAGTACCCGACGTCGTACCATCACCACGAATAACAGGCGCGTTAACGCCCGCAGCATTATTGGTCAACATACCAAACGGATAATTCGTAACCGAAGAGGGCGTAGACTCACGAACAGTAACACCGGCAACCATAGCCGGAGAACCGGTAAAACCAATACCAGTCACAGGAGCTTGACCACCAAGCGGAATGTTAACCGCCGGGCCTTTTTGAGGCCAAGGCAACGAAGACGCGAAATAATCATGCCGCTTGCCACGACGAAGCAAAACATAGTTCGCCGGGTTATCAGGGCCATCACCCATATCCACGGTAACGGAATTTTGCAAATTCTGATCACGGAACCACTCATTATAAATCTTATTATACGCACGAGTAAATAACGCCGAATGCGTAATCGTCTTAGTCGGATCAACACCAACACCAGCAGTAGCAGAAGCAACGGGGAGACCCATATAATCCTGCAACGAACCAATCGCGTAACCGCCAACAGGCGAGGTCATTGTAGGAACCAAATAGGACGTACTATCACCGGGATTTGCCTGCTCACCAAACATATTGACAAAATGCAGCCAAACCAAACGCAAAGGAACAGCAAAGAAAAAAGCATCCGTATAAAGATTATCCATAAACGGATGCAACGGCGTGGATAAACGACAAAAAGTCGTCATATTCAAACTGAACGTATCGCCCGGCAAAGCCTCATCAACATAAACAGGCACAAGCCAACCGGCGTCCAAAGTCGTCTTATAACCATGAGAACGATCAAACGACGAACGAGGAATAGCAACCGTAGGCACTTGACTGAACTGATGCTGCATGGCAGAACGCATAGCGTTATCCTTTCCAAACGTTGGAGGCAAAAATGCCAAAATTCGAACTCACACCAGATGAGATCACCACTCTTATGAACTGCATCGACACAGAACTCAAGTCGGCAAAACGGGCACAAAACACCGGCAAATCGCCACAAATCCGAGAAGTATACGCGACACACCAGCG